TACGAGAACACTGTAATCCTGATGCTTTCCCAAGTCCAGGCCAGCGTAAAACTCGCCTTTCTGAACGCTATCCCAAGGATAAAGCTCAATTTCATAGCCTAATGTTTTCTCGCTTGCGATGCACTTTGTTATAAGTGACTGGTTTAGCCATGATTGCTCATCTTCAGCCCATTCCGCCTCCATCTCTCGCTTCCAACGCCAAGGGTCAAATTCAAACTGCTTGCGAATTTTCTCAAGTGTAACTTTATCTAAGGGTCCGTTAGGCTCCATTGATTCTCGCCATGTAACTTTGCTTTTAGCAAAGTCGCTGAACTCTTCGCTGTGGAAAATTTTGTAGAAAATGGAATCCGTGTTCCAAGGTGTGCTGCTGATTAACACTTTGCCTTTCGTGGTGCTGATAGTGAACAAGATGGCTGTGTACATGTCCCAGTCGTTAGGCGTGAAATTGGCTTCATCCCAATAGATGCAATGCAATGTCGGACCCCGTATCGTATCTGGGTTGTTTGGAAAAGCTTCGATTACGCTGCCATTATCAAAATATAAAACCGTACGTTGAGGTTTAGAGCAGAGCTCCTTTGGCAATTTATTCAAGAAAAACCGTATTCTACGAATGATAAGCTTAGACTGACGCCAACCCGGAGCCACAACTCCAATGTAACATCCTGGATTCCTCAAAGCGTAATTAAGCAAAAGAGAGGAAGCAATCCAGCTTTTACCCGACTGTCTGCTCCAGCACATAGCCACAAACTGATTGTTTTCAAACTTTTCTGCTAAGTCTTTCTGATAAGCCGTAGGCTTAAACCCGACAACCTGTTCGAAAAAGGTAATAGGGTCTTCACTGAGTTTTTCACGTTCCTTTTCAGCCTCTAGCCAAATCTCACTCAGTTTTTTCTCAGAAATACCCAAGCGAGAGAACCGATTTTTAGGATTTATTGTCCTTGGCTTTTTCAAGCTCATTAATTTTTTCATCCATTTCCAAAAGCCGTGATTCAATTTCAACCCACCTCTCAAACTTTTCTAAAACAGAATCATACGTTTGAATAGCGTCAACCAAAATGCGAAGACGTTGCAGCTCCAACTTATCTTGACCTGGTTGCTGAAGAGACTTAATAGCACCGGCTAAAAGCTTTAAAGCCTCTTCATGTGTTAACAAATCCTTGCTTTTTATCTCAGTTGTTGTTGTTCTTTGAAATTTTTGCTTACTAACAACAACCGCCATTCTCTGAAGCTTACGCTCGACAGCTAAAGGCTTTCGACCAAGCTCCTTTGCCAAAACGTTTAAGTCAGTTATACCTTTCTTCCATAACTCAAGAAGCTTAGCCTCTTCTTCTCGAGTCCAATAATATTTGTTAGGCATGATGCCCGATCAGCACTCCCGATATTGTTCCAATCAGGCCGGTGATAACTGCGAAGACCTCACTATTCCATGTGCCCAGAAAAGCCATGTGCGCTATCTCGAGAGCTGATAAACAAATAGTCATGCCTATGGCAAACTTTACTATGTACACAAGCTTCTCGTTCGGCTGCACAACAATAATTTCTGTTTTTCCCCTGGAGCCCTTACGCTGAACGGTTTTAGTTAGAGCCTTTTTAATCCAGTCTGTCATGATGGTTCCTCAGACGTTCTTGGCGCTTCAGACGTTTCGAAAGAGTCCGCCTACCGCCCAGCAAGAAACTGTTTAACAGTTGCTGAGCCTCCTCTCTGCTTATGTATTCCACTTGAATAACTTGGATGTTAACGCCCCAAACAAGCGGTATAGCAGTATAGTCAATATCGAAAATGCCATCGGCATATCGGAAATGGTTCTGGCCCAAAATAATATGCTTATCATTTTCACCTAGCACTCCGATAAAAACGCCAATGCTGTACACTGGAACGTCTATTCCAGTGCGCCCGCCACTCAAACTTTTGCCTATACTGGCATCATGCCAATCCACACGAATAAGGCTGCCTGGCTTAAGGCTTTTAATCTGCTTCAAAACTTGCTTATTCATTACATCATCCTCGCAATTTTATGCCTACTCAAATGGTCCGTTTTAGACCTGAGAGCATACACATAGTCAGCCAGAAGTGGAACCTCACGACCCAACTCCAAGGTTATCTCAAGCGTCTGCGTTTTAGCATTAACATAATACTCAACGCTCAAAATGCGAAAGTCAGCATCAACATTCTCATTCGGCAATATCACATGAATCTTATCACCTGGCAGCAGAGGCGTGGTTCCATAATCGATGACCGTGCTGCGAACCGTCATGTACTCCGCTGGATCCTTCAACTGAGCGAGAATAGCCTTAGCCCGCAACATGCATTCATTGTCACTGTAGAGTTCCTCATCAGTGTCCGCAAGTTCACGTGGATATCCAATGCTGCCACTATCCTCCTGCGTATTGCTAAATCTTATTTCCATATAACATAATCCGTCAACTCGAAGGTCATTAGTTCCCGTAGCCGTTCCCGTAGTTACCTTATGAAATTGAATAGCTTGGATGTTCGTGAAGGAAGGGGTTCCAACAACATGAAGTTTACCATTTGCATTTTTATTTACATCATAAATATTTCCTTTGGATAAATCAAACTCTTCCAATTTCCAAGTTACATATCCCAAAGCCAAATCTGCCCAGTTTATTTGATAATAATTTGAGGTGTCAGGAGCCAAGATTCTGATGTAACTTTGGGAATCATCAACATTGTATGGGTCTTTATAAAGCCACATTATAAGTTTGGAGGGGTTCTTTACTGGAACGGGATGTGTATGTTTAAAATCTATAACACTTCCTTCAGTTGCTATGTCAACATAACATTCTACGCTGTGAGTTCCTACCATGTAATATGCAACAAGTGCCAAATGTCCAATAGTAGCAGTCCAACCATCTAAACTTGCCTCCGTCCAAGCGTCTCCACTCGGAGGTTCAGTCTTTTCTGCTGCTCCGTAAATCGTGATTTTGTTTCTCACGCCAAAAATGTCCTTGCGATATTCACTAACCTCGATTTTATCAGTAAGGCTTACAGATGACGTTTTACTTAGACGTGCGAAAAACTCGAACTTAGCGTCTGGGGCCACACGAAAATCGTAACCAATTACTCCAGCCTTGTCACTTGCTGCAGCAATAGCCCTTAGAATGTCCCAGGCGGGTGTATTGTCATATTCTAACAGAGTAAATGTTGTGTCTGTATCCTCTACAAGTTCTACTCCGCCTCGATTATGGCTTAAACCCGCATAGTAATCCATCAAGTCCTTAACTATGGCTTCACCTTTTTGACTAGAATACGTCTTCGTAACAACTCTGCGGAAAAGCTTCTCTCCCCAACATCGACCGCTCACGCGCACATAATTCTCAATAGGACCTGATTCATACTTGACGCTCTCAATCCTCGTAGTAATAATCTGCGGACAATTCACGCCTCTACCAATGAAAATAGAGCCATCTTGACCGACAAGGATAGGATAGGTTCCACCGGGACTATACTTCTTAGCCCAGTTCTGGAGAAGCAACTCCCAGCTGCTGACTTCCTTCGTGGATCCTAAATGCACTCTGGCTTCAATGACGTCACCTTGAGGAGGTGTAACCGCGCCCAGAACCACGGCAAGTTTTGGAATGTCAACACTCATGGAGCACTTTCAACTCCTCGACGGTAGAGATCAGCCTCTCCAGCACGTTGAATGCTACGACCTTGGGTTGGCATTTCAGAAGCAGCCTCATTGAAACTCTGAACACTTGCAGTCGCAGCATTCATTTGCGAAGCAAAATACCACATAGCCGCAGCAGCCGCAACGATCACCGCAATCCCAACGCCGGTTAAGGCTAGGAAAGTGGCATAGCTGATGTTGAGAGCGCTCTGGGCAGCCGTGGCAATCCAACAGGCACCAGCGTAGATTTTCTGAGCGATGGCTACGCCCGTACTGGTTCGCATGAACATGCCCATAACGGTTACAACCATCATTGCAGAATTGAAAACTTTAGCCTGCTCATCGTTTAATAAACCGAACTGATGGGCTATATGTCCAATGGCTACGCCCGAAGCACCTAAACCAGCCATAACAGCACCCAAACTTTTAATCCGCGTACTTAAGGCTTCGGCGTCAGTTTGAATCCTCGCAAACTCATGGCTTGCACGATTAACAGCACGAATAGTTATGGCTATTTCTCTAAATGACATTATATTGTCATCCCCGGCTCCACTGCTCTTATAGCTTCATCAATAGCCCATCCAAGGACACTTTCAAGTTTAGGTAAGTTAAGGTGGAAAGCTTCCGTGAGAAAGTAGCGACCCTGAATATAGCGACTACCAAATTCTACGTAGGTTGCATATTCGGCTTCAGCTCCCACTGTCAGAATCCAATCTTGAACTCTGTGATAGATGCTGTCTCGAAGATAACCCGTTTTGACGGGGCACATCTGTCGCGCATTCATATGAATGTCCGCGCCAACCCGATCCAAAGCTCTCATTACTGCAGTATGCATCAGTTCCGGCAGTCTTTCCAGTAACATTTGAACATTCTCAACGCCTTCTACATTCATGCCAAGTTCAATGGACATGTTTCTTTGCCTCTTTTTCCGCTTTCTCCTTCTCCTCGAGGGCCATCTGATCCATCACGTTTAAGATGACACAGAATTGTTGGATGGTTTTTGCTGGCTGTCTTGCGAGCTGTGTTGGGAGCCATCCGAAGGCTTGACAAAGCCGAAACTCTGAAAGAGCCGGATGCGGCTTTCCTCGTCTAATTGCGAGAGTAAAAAACGGAGATCCTCGTGGCTCATGCCATTCAGTTTGTTCGCAATCTTTGAGAATAATTCACCAAGCTCAATAGGAACCCCGATATCCTCACCCAGAAGCTTTTCAAGTGAAATAGGTTTGCTCTCTGGCTGCTGTTTTAGTGAAGCCAAAATGGTCTCTGCTTGGATTGCGATGAAGTCGCTGCTTTCAACTTCGCCGCTTGCCTTGCTGTATTTGGTGTACTTCTGAATGATGCGATTTCTCTTAGCCCATGTAATCTCCTGAAATACATAGCGTCCTTGGTACTCTTCCCCGAATCTGTCATCAATTTCTAAGATTTCAGTTTTCATGTTTAATCACTTAAGTAATTGCAAGAGGACCCTTGGCTACGAATCGCGCTTTGGCGCAGATTAAGTCTTCCAGCCATTTCGTGTGCGTTATGCTGTCCCATTTGCATGCAGTGAAAACGGCTTTGCTGCTTCCTCCCAAGCCAAATTCCAAAGCAAACTCCGTATCAGCCAACACTTCGTCCATTTCAGCCTTACTTTCAAACTCAAGGGTAAGCTCTCCGGAGAGCTCTCGATGTCCAAAGGGAATGTACTTCGCAAGATACCCGCTCGAGGTGCGGATGACAGGCACTCTTCTCGGGTTGTTGATGATGTCAAACTTCCAGTCGGTCACGCGATCTAGTGTGGCAGCATCCTTTTTGACATAGCTTTCATGAAAAGCAACTGCTCCAGTGTAGTCTGCATAAGTTGCTCCTGTAATCTTTGCGGTTTCAGTTACGAGGTTTTGTCCTTCACATTCCATAACTGCTTTGATAACATCCTCAATACTGCACTCAACTGATGCCTTGCCGATCCGCATACCCTTAAACAACAACGAAATGATGTCCGTTGCTGAACCAAAAACTCCTTTATAGTAAATCACTTGACAACTTAGACTCTTATCCAAATCCATTTTAGCCCATTGCAAAAGATTTATCGGAGCCTGAGAAGGTAGCACATAGTTGATTTTTAAGTTTGGTTTCCAAAGTCCTTTTTTGATTGCTTGTAAATCGTAGCTTCCTGTTCCTCGCAACTTGATGTTACTCGGGTCAAATCCCGGGTCGATTACTTCGCAAGGTGCGCCCAGCATACTCGGGTTTGTTGGCGTAGTGCCAAAGACTGTTTCCTCAACGTAGTAGAACCGTTCTTCGTCTACTCCATATGTGTCAACCATTTTTTATTCATTCCTCCATGACTAAAATACTCCTGATATTGATTCGAAAAGCCAACCCTTCAAGAGAAACTCAGCCCTGAAAAGGTACGGCTTAACATCCGTGACGTCAATATTCCTGTAGCTGATGACATCACAGAACGAGATTCCATAAACCTGAATCGTACACTGAACAAAATCACAGTAAAGGACCGCAGGCGTAGACCCATTGCTTGGGTTCGTGGTCTTGGCCAGAAGCCAAATATAGCCGTTTGAGTCGATGAAGTCCGTCCAGGCTGAAGAGATCGTGATGGTTAAGGTTTCGTCTCCCCCGCCTGTTCCGCTCTGTGCCTGTTGCCATGCAGAAGCGACGTGATTCCAAACTTTGATTGTGGCGCCGTTTCCTCCAGGAGCTGTACCATAACCCTCAAAACTAAGCACAATCTTCTTGACACAATTCTCTCGAGGGTCGAGTTTGAACCTGAAAAGCATTAAGGCATACTCATTATTCACATTATGACTTTTGGAATGGCGTTGATCATCGCTTGACCACAGCTTTTGATACTCCAAATTAGTGAGCTCTGTCCAGGAGACGCTTGATGGCGCGAGCTCTGTGGCTGCACCTGCAGCAAAAGCCTTGTGAGGATCTCCAGACGGATATCCGAGCCCATAGAAGTTATATACAGTCTGATATGGCAAGTTGCGGTTTTCACGGATAATAGCGTTAATCTGCGCAGTCACCTTATCCCTCATCACCTTGCCCGCATCAGTTCCAGGAGCCGCCTTATCGACGCAGTAAGCATTACATCTGAAAACCATGAATCGACGTCTCAATCGTCCAGCAAGTTCAAGCTTCTGATCCTGGCTGCTGTCGAGCCCCATCGTGATTTGAGCGTCATACTGCTTGAGGAGCTCTCTATCATAGGCTTCCTTCGTCGCCAAAAGATTGGCCAATGAACCGTTATCCTTGACCACACGGATCCTCGTAGTAATCAACCGCAGAAGTGTCATCACAGGGTCCTCGAGTTCGCTCAAGTCGCTAAAAGCCTCCTGGCGATCGATTTGAAATAGATCGTCTGGTTCTCGTAAGTGAAGGGTTGCAGGGTTTGAATCTCGTAATCCTCGCCCTTTCGCCGAATCTTGTCATGATTGCGTACCGGCACAAAAGTGTAGAAGGCAAGATAGTCGTTAAACAGATACCCAGCCTCAAGAAGGACCTCTTCTGCTCTCACGGGCGAAACAATCGCCAAAACGTCTAGGGGCTCGCCATAGGAAACAATCTCAACAGCTTGACGGACTGGATAAAGCAGGACAGCCTCGCCTTTACTATTCAAAATTTTCATGAACCTAGTCAAGGGCTCCTCGTAGTTGAGAAACATGCGGGCTAGCCATGTGACATTTGCCATAGCCTTCTGCGCCGTGATCGGACTATAATCCGTGAAAACAGG